AGTCCTGGGAAATCTCTATGAGGCGGGAAAAAACCTCCTTTGTCAATTCTTAATAAATGTACTCTACCAATATCAGGTGCAAATACATCTACTACTTTTTTTAAATCAGGTAAAGCATGATAAACTGGTGTTGGCGTTGTAAAATTTTCTTCTTTCATTTCAACATCATTATATTTTTGCATATATCCGAAACTGTTTAAATGATAGTTGTCCATGACATCACCTGAATGACTTGTAACAGGCAATCCCCATCTATTGTTTACTGTATCTTTAGTTTCATTATAAGGACACCAATTATTTTCAAACTGTTTAAGTTGTTCAATAACTTTCCAACCATCTATATTAAATTTAAGTTTAGATTTTTGTCCTAAATTACACAAACTGCTATACAGTTGTGCTCGTATTCTACTTTGATTATTCATTTATATATTCACCTATCTCTTTAAACGTTTCCTTATAAGATGTTCCCCTTCTTTTATCAGATATATCTAAAAACTCACGAAGCTGTGGTAGTTTTTGACTCCAATCATCTTCCATCATATATTTAATTAATCCTTCCCAACGCCCTTTTCCGTATGGATTATTACAAAACTCAAAATTAAACTTCTGTCTATCTATAAAAGTAACCAACTTATTTTTTATCCATTCTTTTGCAGGTTTAGGTAATACTCTTACATTTAAATAACTTGGAAGATAAACTAAATGAGTTCCTATTATCCCTCCGCCAAACGGTGTAGGATTAATTTTACTATACCCTTGATCTAATTTCCATTGTGCTAATTCATCTATATAACCTATATTTAATAATTGTACTGCACAAGCAACATTTATAACTGTATTTTCCTTTGTATCTGAATCAAGTCTTTTTAAATTTGTTTCTACATCTTTCCACTTGCTAGGAAAACGTATATAATCATTACGTTCACCATATGCATCTATACTAAAATTAAATCGTACTTCTTTAAACTGTTCCCATAACTTAAACAGTTTGTCTGGTAACTCTAGTCCATTTGAATTATATCTTAAAGCACAATCTTTGGCATATCCTTCTTCAACCATAAACTCTAATATATTATAATGTTCAGGAATCATTAAAGGTTCGCCTCCAGCAAAATAAAGTTCTTTAATATACTTCGCTTGACTTTTCATTGATTCAATAAAAGATCCTTTTTTATACCAAGTATAATCATAGTTTAAATCCCATGCTTGATCTTGTTTAAGTTGGGGATCAGTATATAACGGATATTGCATCTTCCATTCTTCTATCCAACTTGAACTATCATGAGGACTACACATTATACATTTAAGCTGACATAAATTTCCTAAACGTAAATCAAAATATGGAATATTAAGAGGAGCAGTACCGTCGTGTTTTGTATCTCTAACTAATTTTTGTAAATCTAATCTTTTAGCCCATTCTCTAGTTTCCCATTGGCGTTTACTTGTAATACCCTTTTCTTCTTCTTCAAAACACTTAACACAACTACTTGGTATTTCGCCTTTAATCATTTGTAATCGTGTTCTACGCATATGATGACTATTAAACACTTCTTCAATTGTATGGTCACGCAAATTCATAGCAACGCCATCTTTCTTAACAAGTCCTACTGTCTTTTCATCTTGTTTACCTGCACCACTGGCATTAGCAGTACAACAAACCCTAACGTCGCCATTAGGTCGTGTTGCTAAATGTATCCAGGGTAATGGGCAAAATGTTTTACTCATACCTAATATGCCTGCCCATCATTTTTGATCTCTCTAATATATTAGGAATCATATCATCAGTAATATCTATTACTTTTACGTCTTTTAGAATTTTATATTTAGATAGCATTAAAGTCCAATCTGTCCTATTTTCCCATATTTCTGGCATCACAAGTTTTCCTACTAAAAGATATCCTATCCCTAGTTTAGATGATATATTAGAATCTACATTTTTTGTATACCAGTTTATAAAATGACTTAATTTAAAATATGGTTCAGGATGTGAAGGTCGAAAAAGCATATATCCTTGTGCTTTAATTCTGTCTTCTGGCTGTAATTGTCCATCTGTAATAGCTTCAATATCATCATCTGATGCTACTTCTAGCCAATGCTTACCCTTATATGTATAATTCATACATAAATCACCAAAGTCTCTATCTGCTTTAAAAAATAGATAATCAGACTCTTCTAACGGAATAAAAACATTTTCATCAAATTGAAAATACGCATTTAGTCTAGGATTATCTGTTCGTTGTGCTTTAAATTGTTCATACCTATGAATTGCATCATTAATAGAATCCCATAACTCGCCATTTACCTCTGCTACATCTTGGTGTAATTTATTTAAATCACTATCGTTGACTATATGTTTTACTGTTAAATTATGTTTTACATTTATTTTGTTTATTAAAACATTAATCTCTACTATTAAATCAGTTTTATCTTGTTCTGTAACAACAAAACTAGTATCACTAATTAAACCAGACTTCCTTGCTATTGCATCTTTAACCATATTAAACCATTTAATAGCAGGAGCATGACTATAAACTTTATAGAATAAACTCAATGTTTCTAGTCCATTAGAAAATGTAATTTGAAGTCCGTTACTCATGTGCTACCTTCTGTACAAATTGTTCATTAAGTTTATCAAAAGTACCGCATTGTTTTGAACATTCTTTTAATCCAGTTGTTGTCCAACAATTACTAATAGTACTAAAGAATCCACTATCAAATATTTCACGCAAACTTGCATCATGTAAATTAGGAAATCTTTTAATCTTTCCCATATACTCTATACGTACATCTGCATCTGTAGGTATCCATTCTAAATCTAACCAACAACACGGTGAAACATTTCCAGTAGCACTTATGTATAATTGACTATCTTTTTTTGCTTTACAAGTAATAGTTGGTAGTAATTGATCTTCAGACGTTTTCACTTTTGCAGTCATTTCTGCACTTTTTTTTGTAGGATAAAGAGTATTAATAACATTGTAATCATCATCAATTACATCTAACTTACCCTTTCTAAATCTGGAAGAATGTTTATGCATGAATTCTTTAAATCCCAACTCTTTACTTAACTGTTCACAAGCATTAACCTGGTGTTCATTATGTTTAAAAACTAACATATCCCAACGAGCATCACCTCCTGCACTAATAAATTCTTTTGCATTAGCAATAATTTTATCCCAGTTTGTGTTAATTCTGTATAAAGAATGTGTATCTTTTAATCCATCAATACCAAATATAACTCTTACATTTATTTTTGCAAGTGCTTTCCACCATTCTATACTTCTACCACTACCATTAGTATGCATTACTAATGACATATATGGATTATGCTTATACAAATAATTAAAAATTTCTAAAGTATCTTCGGCTATCATTGGATCGCCTAGGTTACCACACATACTAAGATGATTTAATTGTTTAATAAAGTCAACGTCAAACCACTTTATAAAATTTGTTAATGAAACTTCTTCTAAGTCTACACCATCTCTTAAAGGACCACCCTGAATTCTTCTAGGACACATAGGGCAACGAGCTTGGCACTTGCTCGTTACTTCAAAATGTATTGACTTTATATCTTCTATATTATACATTATAATCCTAACGCAAGTTTAGCCTCTTCACTCATCATATCTTGAGTAAATGGCGGTGTATGGGTTAACTTAACTCTAACTTCACCAATTCCATCTACCTTCATAACGGCTTGTTTTATGCCTTCAGAAATTGCACCCGCCATCGGACAAAACATAGATGTAAGCGTATGAGTAATTGTAACATCCTTATCCTTAATATCAATATCATAAATTAATCCTAAATCAAAAATATTGATACTTGTCATCTCTGGATCATAGACCGTTTTTAATTGTTCTATTATTTGTTCCTTCATTTTCTACCTATAATCATATATCTGTCATATTTAGGTAACTCTAATGTACCTGAATAAAACTCTTTACCTATTTTTGACTTCCATCTAAAATCTTTAAGACTTTCTGAACAATTAATATGTTCACCATGCGACACAAAATTATTACTTTGTACAACAATCCATGTATCATTTGGAACTTTATCTAACCAAGTATCATATTGCTTTTGCGTAATATGTTCGCAACTGGTATTAATAACAATATGTGGATCATCTGTATATTCATATTCACACATATCTGCTGTAACTGCCGTAAATCGTTCCTCTATCTCATATTGTTTATTCATTTTTAATGCTATTTCCTTGCACGTAGGATCAATATCAATAGATCTAATATTTCGTACACCAAGTTTGCTGTTAAAAAGCATTGTAGCCAAAATTCCATACCAGCCTCCAAAAATAACTATTTTATTTGTTGTTGCATGAGTAACTTTAGCAAGTTCTTCACATAGCCAAACTTTACTTTTAAGTTGACCATGCCAAAAACTTTCTAACATATGATATCGTTGATGATTTTCTTCATCACGGATTGCATCCATCCAATAAGCTATATCATTAATATCTATTTTCATACTTTTATCTTTGGTATCTTACTATCGGCACTACTAACACAAGTCGGTGTTATACAAACTTTAGGTTCTTTAAACAAAGTAAATCCTTTATCAATAGTACCTAAAGGTTCATCATGGCAACTGTATCCTCTTTTAATCTCTCCGCCAGGTTCACGAATAATACAACTTTGATATCCTGCATTACACATCCACCCTTTAAATTTATTAAATCCATAAGCATTAAGTCTTTCTGCTTGATCTAATGTATGTTCATTACCATCTTTGTCATATAATGCTAACTGATTTACTTCTTGTTCCATATCTCTTTGTAAAATTTCTTTTTGGTCTTCATTATAGCCATCCACAATAGCACTAGCAGTAGAATTAGACTGAGGTTTAAGAGTAACGTGAAGACCCATATCGCTAAATCTTTTACTTCTATCATAATATTCCTCCCATAACTGTGGAACCATAACTTGATTAATTGTAACTAACACACCATGGTCTTGTAAAAATTTAAGTTTGCCACCAAATTCTTTTTCACTAGAAAATTCTGCATGATAACTTGCTGTTATACTTCTACGATCTAATCCTTCAGTTGCTGTTAGATACTTATTCCACCAATTAAATCCTGGACTAGCATTAGTAGTCATATGCAAACTAAGATAACTGCTAACTGGATCTTTAAATGCTTTAATTAAATTTATGAAATTTTTATATGTAGTCGGTTCTCCACCACTAAAGCTAAAATGAAACTTATCAAATCCATGAACTCTAGCTTGGCTTTTAATTTCATCCATAGTACGAATATAATCTAAAAGCGGTCTATGATCTAGAACTTTACTTTTAGCATAAGGCCAACAATAACTACAATCATAGTTACAGAATCTGCCTAAGATCCAACTAACTGAAAAAACATTATCTTCCAGCATAGACCTTTGACCTAATTTAACTATATCTTCAATTTTCTTTATCATACATTTCTTTGAGCCAATCAAAATCATTAATTTTAAATAATGCTTCCTTGTTGTCTTTATTCTCCTCGCCGTATTTTTTTCCTGCTCTTGCACCCATCATAGCATAATCGCCATTAGGTTTATTCATACCTTCATTACACCAAATAAGCAATCGTGTTTCTGTTTCATCATCTATTTGGCCTCTAATAAGTTTACTTGATAATTTTACACACTCACGAAAAGCACTTTTCCATGTATTAAAAGGATCTGTATTAAATGCTGTTACGTTACTAATTTCTGTATGAGCATAAAATTTATTGCTGATACTCGTTGTCATGTCTGGTTTAGTAACATCCATATCTATAGTTAATTGTCTAGGTAATAACTTTACACCACCATATCCATATACTAAAAGATTTACAGGATTTTGACAACGCCATACATGAACAGCATCTAAATCCCAATCTTCACAAATATAATCAAAAGTAAAATCATCCTTTAACTTTGCATCACCATCAACCACCCAAAACATTTTTGTAAAACATTTTTTAGCCGCGGCTATATGAGCTTGGTGTATGCCTTTTACTCCGTGAACTCGTTTAGCCATTGGATAACGTTCTTTTAATTCTGCATACACATCATCTGCATTGGGTTCTTCATAACTTATAAAAACAATATCATACATAAGGTGCTATTTCCTTTGCTAATTGTTTGTGTAATACTCTTCCAGGATGAGCATTGTCTGGAAAATCATCTGATCTCATCATATAAGCAACAATTTCTTCATAATCATTAACTATCTTTTTAAATTCTTTTGTTCTTGCTAACCCAGGTCTAAGGGCTTGAATATTATTTAGAGCTTCCCAAGATGAAATGAAAGGTAGATCCCTACCTATAATATTTCTTAACCAATCTTTATGAACGTGTTTAATAAACGAATAATCGTTTTCCATGTTCCAAGTACGCCCCCAACCTTCAATTATAATCCAAGGAATTTTTGTTTCATCATAAACACGCTGAGCAGAATCAAATGCAACTTGTGTTAAAGTACGATCTAAATCGGCAATTGATTTAATATCATCTATTCCAGCTTCATAACTTGCTTGAAAATGTTTTTCTAAATCAACTAATCCTGCTTCTACAGCCGCACTACGCTTATCTTTAACTCGTGTATAATT